AGATAGTCCCTGTCGTACTGAAGCGATTCTATCACTTACTGTATTCCACGAATAAGCATTTCCATCAATGGTTTCCTTATTCGGATTTGTGCCCAGAGTTGTTTGGACAGCGCGAATCTCATCGTAAGCTGTGTTTACATCGGCAGCTTCAACAAGCTCAGTAAAGTCTTGGCGGTACGCAAAATTCTTAATAGCAGAAGGATATACGGCTACCATTATTGCTCCTTATGAAGTTGCCGTGACTGTAATGACAATGTTACCTGAAATAGGTAGTTCGTATGGGCGCAATAGAATGTCTGCCGCACCTGTTTGTGTAGCATCCGCTCTAACGAATAGCGGGATGTTTACGTACTGTACTCCGGGAATGGAGTACATGGCTGAGTACACAGAGCTTAGGGAAACTCTTCCACCAAGCGGAGATAGGCTAGGTGCGAATAGGTTTTGAATTGCCTGAGTGGCCAGCGTCTTAATTGATGTTGGACTGTAGCGTGGACTGCATCCGATGATGACTGGAGTAGCGGTAGCTCCTACATTGATTCCTACCTGAGAAGCAGGAGAGCAGGTGACTGTGGTCCCTGCCAGAGATAGCGGCTGAAGGTATGCAGTTACCTCATCCAAGATTGTCTGAGTAGGAATGGTATTTCCAGTTCCCGCAACGTACACCGTGATGTTGGTGTAGGTGTTGGCAATAGCCTTAGCTTGTGAGACCGCTGGAAGGGCTGTAGCAAGGTTTCCGTAGTCCTCTAGGGTTACGGCACGCTGCTGTGTAGTGAAGGCTCTAGGTGCGTTCACACGGATCTGATCAATGGTCTCAGCGTTGGTTCCACCAGTGGTAGCAGAGGAACCTGAAATGCTTACTCCCAAGATAGGGGAAGCAACGTCAATGATGGAGTTGGAAGGCAGGTTACCGATTACTCCACCACCCACACGATAGTTTGCGTAGATATTCAGTCCGGCCGCTGGAACCTGTCCATTGATATTGTCACCGAAATGAATAGTAACAACCGCATTTTCGTTTACAGACTCCGCCCAAGAAGGACTAGAGGAGTCAGCTTGCTGAAGAGATGTTACCTGAGTCCAAGGAATGATTGGGTCGGTCCCGCTGGTTCCTGGATAGGCAGGATTCTGTACGTAGATCGTAATGGATTCACTGACTACTGGATTGTTTGCCAGATTGAATGTCTGTAGCGGAGATCCGTCGGAAGTTCCCAGCAGTTCCGTAGTAATACTGAATGGGTTGGCTGTTGAATTGCCAATGGTGAAGGTAGCTGCTCCTTGAGTAGCACCTTGAATAACTGGTGCAGAAATGGTTCCACCATTAGCAGGAACAGTCACGGCCTGAGTTGTCTCAAAGATGATTGGACCATTCAGGCTGGTGATGTAGTCCGTGGTTACCTGAGTAGCCGCAGGAACGGTGGTGGCCGAACCAGGATTAGTGGTCTGGAATGTGACCGTACCCGTAGCAGCAATAGGCTGACCTGGTGTGTAACCAAGAAGAGTAGCTAGCTGGATTACAGAGGATAGCTGAGTAGCTGTACCAATGTATGCCTCACCTACAATACGGTCACCATAGTAGGAAAGAACATCAAGCTCTCTGGCTACTGACTCCAGAAGCATGATTTCCAGTGATCCCGGATTCTGATTGGTCCACTCTGGGAATGCCGTTGTGGCATACGTCAGCATGGAATTCATGAATCCCGAATAGTCTTTACTTGTGTAGTCAATAGCAGGTACGCCCGCATTAACTTGTGCCATTAGAAGTTACCTCCTGTACCGTTCCGCCAACCTTGATGGTTACTACATCAGCTACAGATCTAGCAGGAGAGGCAGACAACGTAGGCGCATAGTTAACTGCAACGCGCGCAACACCATCATTGGATTCCGATGACTCTGGATTAACCGAAAGAATCTGAATGCCTGACTCGTAAGTATTTAGCTGCTGAGTTACCAAGCCGCTCAATTCTGTAGCAATAAAATTATTGTTTGGATCAAATAGCAAACGAGACAAAGGCAAACCCATGGTAGCGCGCATGGCTCGCTGACCAACTTCTGTGGAAACGATTGCGTCTACTCTTTGCTGTACTTGAACATTTTGATCAGTCTCAACCGATACCGCGCCATTCTGCAAAACGGTAAAGGGAATTGTCATTTGCATACCCATGAATTTATTATCCCATACTAACTTAATACCCCGAGTGGAACTCTGCAATTAACCATAAAGGAATCGTTGACTGCAAATGCCCAACCTGTTGGTAGCTGTGTCCTAAATTGTCCTATGTCGTTCAGGTAGGTAGGCATAGCTCCTTCAGCACCAAGGAATCTTGACACACCGCCTAATACACCTACACCACCCAGAGCGCCAATGATGTTGATTCCTGGGAAGCCTGTAGCAATGATGGCATTAGGAGTGGTGGACGTAGCGTGGAAGGTTCCAAATACCCAAACGTCATCGGCGTCACCGTATCGCCATTTCAGGGGAGGAAATGATCCTCCTCCACCTGGACCAGTTGCCCAACCAGTTCCCATGGTCGGAGTATTCCAAGTCAGTACAACGCCAGTGTCGTCCACAGGAACGACATTCCCAGACAGGTGCATGTCTACCAGCGTGGAGCCATTGACATCCCTGAAGGTGACGTGCGGAACGTTGTGCCCCGTAGCAGCCCCATCCACACCGCTTACAAGGATCATCTGTACCGCGTCGGTATTAGATCACTTGATAGGAGAGGTTGCAATCAGGCTGGAGCCATCAGAACCCATTGATAGATATTCGTCATTGCCCATGTAGAAAGGCTTGGTGATATCTCCACCACTGAATCCAACCCACACAATAGATCCTACATTAGGAACAGGCATGCCAGGATTCACCGGTTCGGCCGAACGAATCTCTGCCATGCCTGCTATTTGTGGACATTGAACCTTGATCTTCTGGGCACCCGTGGCATCAATATTGGATGTGACTATAGCTCGGTATAGCGCATCGAAATTAGGTTGCATAGATGGTTGCTCCTAGGTTAGAAGATCTCCACACCCCACCCACCAATACGGCAGGAACAGATTGTGTAGCATCAGTGGTATCGGAAATTGCGGACGCATTTGCTGTGTAAATTTGGTCGCGCACCAATTCTACCTGAGTGCAATAGGTTGTATCGTACTGACTTCCAGTAGGAGAAGCCTTGGTCAGCTTATGGGTTGAGCCCTGCACTAACCAGATACCTGCATCGTTCACTGGGATGGTTGTACCTATCAGATTCACCAAAGTGTTGGGTCTGATTCGAGCATCCCCACGTAGCTCACCATTGGCAGTATTCCAGTAGAGGTTTCTGAAGTAATCCGCAGTTGCCTTCTGTGTAGCTTCGTAGTAGGACTCTGCTGGCTCTGCCTGGTAGTACTGAGTGATAGTAGGAGCCAGTAAAGAAGATGAATTCTGTGACGCCAAAATCGTAGGAGTTACGTTGGACTGCACGAGAGTCTTAGTGTTTGGATTCAGTCCCACAACGTTTCGGCTAGCCACAATTCCACCATCAGGTGTGATGGTTCCCACGACTGGAGTAAAGCTTCTGATGGTGTCGTAAAGTCCTGGCTGATTGTAGGACCAGAACTGAGGAACGCTACGGTTATTGCTTCTGTTGAGAATCTGTTGAGGGTTTACAAAATACAGATCCGTATTGTCAATGTAGAAGCGATAACCAATCTCGTCAGCTAACTGTGCCAGGAACTTGAAGTCACTGACATTCTGTAGACGATAAGGAATGGCAGATACGTAGTTATGAATAACTCCACGGAAACCATTCTTGGTTGCGATAGCCCCAGCAATAGCAGAAGGACTTGTGCCCTTCCAAGCTATGTTGCTGGTGGACTGCATTACCTGAGAGGTTCCGGTAATGGTATAGCGAACCGTAGTGGTGGTGACGTTGTTGTATCCCGGATCAGTTCCAGTACGCAGCAAGGTGTAGGAAGCTACATACCCTAGGAACTGACTCATGAAGTGGGGACGCTGACCATAATTAATTTGAATAGGTGTTTGCTCTTTTAGATAGCGCCATGTATTTGTGGCACCTGTTTGATTTGTATTGATATTCTTTCCAACGTAAACCACATCCAATAAAGCAATTGGGTGTGAATTAGTTTCCTCAATGATCTGCACACAGGGAGTGTACTGAGGCAGAGGAGTATTTCCATTAATGGATACATCGAAATACGGAAGAGACGGAGTGGGATTAAGCATTCGGCACTCGAATCTGAGCGCCATTCGGAATGTCACTCCAAAATAGAATCTCCGGATTAGCGTTTGCTATTCTCCACCACTGTGTCTCATCGCCGTATGCGGAGTATGCCAGGTAATCAATACGATCACCGTTCTGCCACGTGTAGGTACTAATGCTGTAAGTGGCGGCCTGGTCAGGTGGTTCAATGACAATGGTTGATCGGGTAACCCCTTCTCTGTCCTGGATAGGGGTTACCGTGTTGTCTGCGTATCTACTGAATGCACTAATTGCCATTACTGTGTAGCTCCCGTCGTATCAGAGAAGGTTGAGCCAGCGGAACTTCCTGCGATCTGAGATAGCACTGTGAAGGACACGTCAATAGCACAGCGGGAAGGAACCATGTTGGCAATGAAGTGAGTGTAGGTGATGTTGATCCCACTGACATAGCCAAAGTAGTTCAATGCTCCCTTTGAATTCGCACCGAAGTAAAGGTACGTAGGAATGAACTGCATGGGGCCCTGAACTGTATTGGTGATCTTCGCAGGGTTGATGGCTGGTGGCTTGGCTTGCGCAGCCGTATTGGTCTGAGTCTGTGGAATGTTGATTCCCAGCAGATTGTAGAAAGCCTCTACGTCACTGCGCACACCGTAGATACCTGGCTGAGTCTGTCGATAGTTCGTGTCCCACAGCTCAAAGGTTCTGTCAAACAACAGGGAGAATCCCACCGTGGTATTCAAGCTGGTGGCATATGATCCCGGATCATCAGGATTACGCGCATACGCAGGAAGCATTCCGTTGTTGATGTCCAGTGATCTGCTCTCGCTGATGGTGGAAGGGTTATAGAGGAAGTTCACCTTGTATTGGATGTTGCTCTTATAACCCTTGACAATCCCCGCACCGCTCACCAAGAGACCTCTGTGTAGATTTCCCTGGCGAGTGGTGAAGTCCTTCTTGAAGGTTGGATTGATTGCCTGATTAGGTCCACCAACATTAAGGATGTTTGGGTGGAACAAAGGGTTTTCGAATACAGTAATACCTGGCTTACCACTCAGCGTGGGATATTGAGTACCTGATATCGGCTCAATAGGAAATGTCATTACTGTCCTACCTTTAGCTTCTGTAGTCGAATTTGCTCGTTAAGGGTATCAAGAACAACCTGCCCAACGTTCTGCGCCTCTTGCTTTGTTCCAGTGAATCCCTGAGGCAATTGTACGATGACATCCCCGATTGTTACTCCGCCACCCGAACCAGACTTAGTAAGGTTAGGGTTGAAAGTATTGTTCAGAAGTGTCTGACGAATTGTCTCAGCCTGCTGAGCAGGAATAATCATTTCGCCTTGGTGAACGGTAGCTGTCTGATCCTTATCGATAGACCAAGCACCATTGGCATACCAGTTGTTTCGCTGGTGGAATGACCAAGCACGATCAGG